TCCGATATTCCATATATCATCTGCTTCCTCATCGATGTGAGGGCCAAATGGACTTGTTAACCAACCTCTATCATTACGCATGTCTTTTGCTAAACTTGGTAAAGTACCTTTTTCTTTGGCTGCTTGCTCTAACTCTTCAATTTTTTCTAAAGGAATAATCGGGCCTTGCATTTTACCGTGTATCGGATGTTTTAGCATTGGTTTACGTGTTTGAGGGTGAAAACCTGCTAAAAATAATAAGTCTTCTATTGGTAATCTTGTGTCATATGGACTTACTGGTGTTTTATTTTTATAATGATTTTTAGATGCAGATAATAAATCTGAATAATTATATTCATCTTTGTAGTTGGTAGTGTGTAATTTTAATCTTGGTAAAAATGATATTTCTTGTTTACCCTCTTTAGTATGCTTTTTATTTATTTCATCTAAAATGTAATGAGAGAAGGATTGTTCTAAATTATATGGCATGTGAGATAGTTCTCCAATCGCTACTTGATTGAATGCCCCTTCACCTGTTTCATAATCTGATTCATTGCTTTCCAATCGATATGGAGCATTTCTTCCATGATAACCTTGTCCTCTCATCATATAATTCATATCAGGCGTTCTTCTCATGATGTTGTTATGAATAATCCTTGCAGTAGGTATTTTTTCACCATTAGGAAGCGTGATATGGTCATGGTCATCCACACCTCCCATTTCATCATAAATATGTTTCATTATAGCCGTTCTTTCTTGAGGTGTAAACCATTCAAGACCATACATATATCCATCAAGCCCTAACGCATGAGGATGATACTCTACATTTTCTTCATACCCTTCAGTATCAAACGAAGTAGTTTTTTCATATTTATCAGAAATCCAGTCTTTGGCCCTGCTATCAAAATGTTGATTTCTTAACACCTCATTGATTTCTTTAGGTTTTAGCCCCTGTTCTTCTAACTCAATTTCAATGTCTCTATTCGCTAATAACCAACGGCGGTAAT